CCGACACCGGTCGCATATATCTGGTCAACATAGACAATGTCATTGCTCAAGGGCCATTTGACACGCAGCTGGATCCCATATATCAATCAAATTTATGCCAGGAAATATTACTACCCACCCGCCCTTTTCAAAGAATTGAAGATCCCGAGGGTCGAATAGCCTTATGTACCTTGGGGAGTATAAACTGGGGCAGTTTCCGTACCCCACAAGAAATGCGTAAGTGCTGTAGAATCCTAGTACGCAGTCTCAGCAACTTACTAAACTATCAAGACTTCCTGAGTATACAAAGCGAATTGGCTAACAAGGACTTTGAACCACTTGGGGTTGGCATCACTAATCTTGCCTATTGGCATGCTCGCAAGAGCCTCAAGTACGGCGAACCAACAGCCTTAGCAGAAGTTCGGCGTTGGATGGAACATCAGGCCTATTACCTAACCGAGATGAGTGTAGAATTGGCCGAGCAGCGTGGTGCTTGCAGTAAGTCGTCGCAGACCTACTACGGTAAGGGAATTTTCCCTTGGGAGCGTCGAGCCCAGGCAGTTAATGAGCTAGCGGATTTCACTCCAAGTCTTGACTGGGAACCCCTACGAGCTAGGTTACTAAAATCTGGCATTCGTAATGCTACTTTAATGGCAGTAGCTCCTGTTGAGTCTAGTTCGGTGGTACTAAATTCTACTAACGGTATCGAAATGCCCATGGAATTGATTTCTGTAAAAGAGAGTAAGGCAGGGTCTTTCGTTCAGGTTGTACCCGAATATCGCCGCCTAAAACAACGTTATCAACTAATGTGGGAACAACGTGACTGTCAAGATTATCTAAAAACTGCTGCGGTGCTTGCAGCCTATATTGATCAAAGTTTAAGCACAAACACATTTTATAATCCCGCCTTCTATCAAGACAATAAAATACCAGGTACGGTCATTGCCGGTAATCTAATGCGAGCATACCGTTGGGGTTTAAAAACTATCTATTACAGTTTGATCAATAAGGTTGGTGCTAAGAGTATGATCGCGAGTTCAACTACCACTCAGGCACCTCTAGAGGAAGAAGAATTGGATCAAGAAAATTGTGATAGTTGCGTATTATAGGAACAAAAATGAGCAAACGACAATATAACTTACAAACACAGACAAATTATCTCAAACGACAGATGTTCTTGGATCCAGCTGGCCCAGTTACAGTACAAAGATTTGAAGAAGTAAGATATCCACGTATACAAAAGTTTGAAGAAACAGCCCGAGGGTTTTTTTGGGTTCCGGAAGAAGTCACACTAACAAAAGATAAAATTGATTTCAAAGAAGCTACCGATGCTGTTCGACATATTTTTACTAGCAATTTACTACGTCAAACTGCCCTAGATAGTATACAGGGTCGTGCTCCGGCACAGATCTTTAATCCAGTAGTCAGTGTACCAGAATTAGAGGCACTAGTAAACAACTGGAGTTTTTTCGAAACTAATATTCATAGCAAAAGCTATAGTCATATTATACGCAATGTATATGGCGTGCCCAAGGATGTGTTTAACACTATTCATGATACTCAAGAAATTATAGATATGGCCTCCAGTGTTGGAAGATACTATGATAGGCTACACGAAATCAATTGTCTCAAAGAGTTAGGCAAGCCCGATGTCGATGAAGAAATGCATATTCGAGCAATTTGGATGGCCTTAAACGCCAGCTATGCCTTAGAAGCATTTCGCTTTATGGTGTCGTTTGCTACAAGTCTTGCCATGGTGGAAAATCGTATTTTCATTGGCAATGGTAATATCATTGCACTAATTCTGCAAGATGAAATTCTGCATGCCGACTGGACCGCTTATATTATTAACCAAGTACAAAAGGATGATGCTAGATTCGCTGTGGCAGCCCGCGATTGTCGTGAAGAAGTCTATAATATGTATATGGATGTAATAAGAGAAGAAAAGGCCTGGGCTGACTACTTGTTTAAAAAAGGTGTTGTTATTGGATTGAATCAACAAATTTTATGTGATTTTGTTGATTACACAGCCTTTGTAAGATTAAAGGAAATTGTTATCAAGTACACCGAGGATCATCCGAAGACAAATCCTATACCATGGTTTAATAAACATGTAAATATTAATAAGAAACAAACTGCTCTACAAGAATCAGAAAGCACTAATTATGTAATCGGGGTAATGAGTGATTCAGTAGATAAAGCAGCACTACCAGTAATTTAAAATAAGGAAAAGTATGGCTCTTACTGTTTATAGTAAAGATAATTGTCCGTTCTGCGATCGTGCTAAAAATTTATTAAGATTAAAGGGTATTGAATTTACCGAAGTACGAATTGACCTTGATCCCGAGGCAAAACAATTTATAGTCAACGAAGGACATCGCACAGTACCCCAAATTTATAAAGACGGGGATTTATTCGTAAAGGGTGGATACAACGGACTAGCCCGGTTAGATGAATCAATTTTTATACAACTAAAGGAAAATCAAAATGTTAATTGAGCGTTCTAAATTAAAAACAGATGATGTAATCAGTTTAAAGTTAATCAATGGTGATGAAATTGTAGGTAAATTAGTTAGTCATAACAGCGAAACTTATGAACTACATAAACCTTGCGTAGTGTTAACTACACCAGAAGGTATCGGTGTTCTACAGGCAATGTTTGGGTTAGATCCAGATCGTGATAACCTACATTATAGAGATCGGCATGTTGTTAGCATGTGTCCTACCCACGATAAATTAAAAGAGCATTACATTAAAGTTTTAGAAAACGACGGGGCTACTGATAGTTTTCTACCAACTGATACCATAAGTTCGCATTAATGCCTGGTGCTGGTAGATTAGGTCAAGAACGAGCTATGTTTGGCGGGGTAACTATATTCCCCGCTGCATGTAGTGTAATGGTCAATGGCAAACCAGCTATTCATCAAGGTACAATGTGTACGCCACATCCACCCTTCACTAAAAAACCCAATCCTCATAATTTTCCGCAACCGATTATAAAAGGTAGTTGTTCGGTACTAGTTGAAGGGAAGCCTTTCGCACGTGCCGGCGATCCTGTGGCTTGTGGATGTCGTGTTGTGATTGGTAGCTGCGATGTACAGGTTGGTGGCTGACCACCAATAAATACAAATTATGGGATGCGGTCTATTAAGTGTAGTTAGTAGTGTAGCCGGTGCTGGATTATTAGGTGGTGCTGGGCTCGTGCCGGGTCTAGGTGGATTAAGCAGCCTTGCTGGTGGTGCTTTGGGTGGACTTTCTAGTATCCCTGGATTACCCAGTATTCCCGGTCTGCCTAGTGTACCTGGGCTCGATGGACTTGGCTCTCTAGCACAGAGTTTTGGTGCTATAGGTACTGATTTAATTCCTGATCTTGCTGGGTCAATGGGTGGTATAGTTGATCAAGTCAAGGGCGAATTTGGTGGCATTATTTCACAAGCTACAAATGTGTGTGGTGATGCTGTAAAAAATGCTATGGGTGACATAAGTGGTAGTTTAACTGGAGTAATGAGTGGAGATGTGATTTCATCACTTTTACCTGAAGGTATAACCTTTCCTAGTGCAAATTTATTCGATAATGTTGTTAACCAATCACAAAGTTTTTTGACTAATGGTATTCCTGGACTTACGGAATGTGTTAGTATGGCAAAAGGTTTTTGCGAACAATCTGGATTCGCTTTAGGTTCTTTTGAAAACGCCTTAAACCCACAATTGGGAAAATTAAATTTAAAAGATACATTTGGTCAAATTACTGGAGGTATGGCCAGTAGTTTATTAAATCCAATTTCAGGTTTGACTCGTACGTTATCAACTGTAGTGTCACAGGGCTTACCTAATCCTACTGGTTTTTTGGGAACTTTACAAAATAGCATAAACCAATCTTCACAGGCATTTAGTTCACTTACAAAAGATTTAGGACAATGGGGATCAATGTTTCCCAAAGATTCTATTAACAATTTCTACTCACCAGTTAAGATAGCAGAAAACTTAATCGGGAAAAACATCCCTAGTTTTTCTAATTACTTGACCAATAATGGTGTTAATCCCACACAAATATCGTCAGCAAGTGTTTCTAGGATAGCAAGTTTATTTTCAGCAGCACCGAAAAATGTTGTTGCTGATGTGGTACGGGCTACTCATTTTCAAAAACCTATATCAACATTATCTGATGTTCTAGACCCTACTCGTGTTATGTCTGCTGATACAGTTTCAGTATTTAAAGATTTTTCTGGAGTCGCTAGACAAGTTGCTAGTATAGGACCGAATAATGCCGGTACGTTCGAGGAATTAGGACAGAAACTCGGGCAAATAGAATTTCCTGTAGCTAGCACTGTGATTAATATAGAAAAAGACAAGACCAAGTTATATGATAGTCTAAATTATAAAAAGGAATCACGTGTAGGTTTAACTGGTTCTGGTAATGGTGTGTTTGGGAACCCCACCATGGATGATATGATGGGATCATTTCATGGAACTCAATATAATATACGATTGGCTGGAATTTTGCAGGGACAAAGAAAAATTCTATCTAGCCAAACTGGAACTGATTTCAAAAAAGCTGTGGACACAGCTATCGCCAACGCTCAACAAGGTCTTGCATCCGACGAGATAGATGCAGCAGCAATAAAGACAAAATATGCTGCAATGGTAAATGACAGCACTAACCAAGAAATTTTAAACACTGTAAATCAGTTTTACAATGACATTCAAAAGCGTCTTATTCTCGAACGTAGAAACTTAAAGGCGGCTAGGATAGACCCTACTGATTCTGTAGGTGGGTTAGCCGCAATTGTCAATTTTCTTCAAACCTTAGAAACAGCTCATCAAGACGATTTCCAAGTAGGATATCGTGAATGGATTGAAAATTCTGTTGATAATACGGTTTATGGAGAAGCTATCAGAGCAGCTATTGTACAAGGCAAAAACAATTCTATTGCACAAGGTCTAGGCATTGATATCGCTACAATAAGTGCTGTAGATTATACTGACGAGGCAGCATTAGCTAAAGCAAGAATATTAAGCAAATGTTGCCCGCCCTATAGTGCGTCATTGGAGTCTGTGCCCGAAGAAGGAACATTACTTAATACCTATTGTGAAAATTATAATTTGTATGGCATTTATGCAGATGGAACCGGTCTGAGTTATTATCGTGTTATAGAAGAAAACAGTTTGGTATGTGGTTACACAACCAGTACCACTAGCACAACATCAACTTCGACAACTAGTACAAGTACGTCAACCACATCAACTACAACTGCTGGACCCACAAGTACCACTAGCACAACCAGTACCACCACCTTAGGACCTACAAGTACCACTACCTCTAGACCTACAAGTACCACTACCTCTAGACCTACAAGTACCACTACCTCTGGACCTACAAGTACCACTACCTCTAGACCTACAAGTACCACTACCTCTGGACCTATTATTAGCGAAACCACAACAACCACTACAACCACCACTTCTGCACCATGTAATCTAGCGAGTGGTAGTTTTGGAAATGACTCTGCTATTTATCCTCAAGCCAGCAGTGGTGGTCTAAACCTACAAGTATATAATAATGGTAGGTTTAGTTTTAATGGAGTGGGTACACCAGTCACTGGGGCTTGGTATACAGGAGCACTAAATGGTGATCCTGCGTTACCTGATGCCTATGAGATAAGAGTAACTGCATTAAATCTTGATCTTTCTGACGGGCCCGATTGCAACGTCTTTATAGAAGGACAGCTATGGTATGATGATGGGGTATTGCAATCAGGTGCAACATTACCTACCGCATGGACGACAATAGTTGCTCAACAGATTGTGGCTTTGGGAGTAGGCACATCAAATGTATATCATAATGTAATTGTTAGTGCTACTATAGAAATAAGAAAAGTTAGTGATCCAACATGTACGGTAACTAAGACCGTAAACTTAAATCTTTCTAAAGGTATTCCGCCTTAATTGTTTATCCAAGCAACAAATAGCTCAAGTTGCTTGCACTGTTTTTCAATTTAATATATACTATAATGTAGGACTTTATGTTCTTACAAAAAGGAGGTATTATGGAAAATGAATATATTGGGGGAACTCATTCCCCAAATATCCAAAAATACATAATCCAATCTATTGGAATTATTTTCATGGCCGTTGCAGCCTATGCCAGTTACGGTTTGCTAAAATGGGTAGTTGAATCTAAATTTAACAACTTAGAAGTTGTAAAAGGAAGTACAATTACAGCCGAACATCGTGAACGTCAACTTGCTTGTCTTGCTCGAAATATCTACTTTGAAGCCGGTAACGAACCTTTTGAGGGCAAAGTTGCTGTGGCACAAGTTACAATCAATCGTGCCCAGACCGAAGGCTTTCCCGACGACATTTGCCGCGTAGTTTATCAAAAGAACATCATCTATCAGCGTGTGATTTGCCAATTTAGTTGGTACTGCGACAGAGAGAGTGCCAGTCGCGTTATACATAGACCTGTGTATAATGAAAGTATGGATGTGGCTAAAAAAGTTCTACTAGAAGGTTTCAGGCTACCTAGCTTGACAGAAGCTCTTTATTATCATGCTGACTATGTTAGTCCTGGTTGGAAACGGGAACGTATTACCAAAATAGGACGTCATATTTTTTACAAGTGAGATATCAATGACAACAAATGAGAGATTTGGACGAGTAGTAAACTATGTGGCACATGTACCTGCGGCCATCTTGCACTTTATCACCGAGCACTTAGGTAATGTCAGTGCTCATACTCTAGGATGGCTAATGATAATTATGCTACACTTAAGCAGTGTACCTACTTTATTAGCAGTGTTGACCAACCAAAGTGATCGGATGCCACCAGTAGATATTATGTTGTTTGTCTGGGGAGCTCTTATTGCAGTTTTCTTTAAAAGCCTATTTGAGAAGAATTTCCTCTACATAGCAACTATCTGTCTAGGATTTTGTGGTCAAACTGTGTTAATGAGTTTAATCCTTTTTAAGTAAATACTAAGTGAACAAAGGAGTTCCAAATGTCAAAACGTACAAACGTAGTAGAAGAACCCGATGCAAACGTAGTAGAACTTGAAGAGACTGATGATCTAGATATTGAGAGCACCGATATAGGTTTCTTGCTTGACAAGGACGGTAACCTAAAAACAGTGTTTGGTCCCGAAAGCGGGTTTACAGAGCCTAACAAAGTAGTAGCAGCGATCTTAGAAATTCTAGGCGTAGACGAGCTTACAGCACCAAATCGAACTCTGCATTAATAGGCAGAAAAACAACATCTAGTGGTGTAAAAACAACACTCGTTTGCCTGGAAAACAGGTATTTGAGTGTTGTTTTCCTGCCACAATTTGACAGCGGTTGCCCATTTTGCTATACTACGAGTATGGAAAATGCAAAACGCAAACGCAGACAAGACACCCGACATGCTGTCTACATGTTGGTCAATACCGTGACCGACCAGCATTATGTAGGCATTACAGTGTGTGGTAGCCAAGTTAATCGTGCTCTCAAAATACGCTGGCAAAAGCATGTTCGCAGAGCACTAACTGAGAACAAATCGTGGGCTTTATGCCGCAGTATTAGGTTGCATGGTCCCGAGGTTTTTGCTATACTATTAGTTGATGTTGTTAGAGGTCGTAAGCCCGCTCACGCTGTAGAGCGTGAAATTGTTAACAGTTGTAACCCAGAACTTAACTCTCATTAAGGACTTAGT